CCTACTGAAACACATGGTGTCCAATGAAATTACAACCTTTAAATGACAAGATTGTAGTAAAGCCTGAAAAACGGCAACTAAGCTCTATTATTTATGTTGAAAACAAAGAAGTAGACAATATGGGAACAGTTGTTGCTGTTGGTCCTGGCAAAAAAGTCGGTGGTCGTAGAGAAGATATGCCTATTACCGTAGGCGCTTATGTTCGTTTTGGAACAATGAATGACAACGCAAAAGACGAATATTTAAAGTATTTTGAGTATTTTGAAGATGGTGAGCGCTATCTCGTAATGAGCTGGCAAGACATTTGTTTTGAACAGGAGACTGCATAATGGATGAAGTTGTAAAAGATATATCTTTACTTGAAACTGTCATGGCCTATTTTGGCTGGTATAAGGTCAAAAAAGTGGAGTGCGAGTTTGATAACATGCAAATTACCTACACTTTTAACAAAGAACCGTTAAAAACGGAGGCTGAATGGCCATTTCCTGCCCCTAAAGATAAACGTAAACCAGCCCTTAAAAAGGCTACCACTCGCAAAGGTAACAAAGATGCCTCTTAAAAAATCATCAAGCCCTAAGGCTTTTACAAGCAATTTGAAAGAAGAGCTTAAAGCAGGAAAACCAAAAGCTCAATCTTTAGCTATTGCTTATGCTGTTAAACGTGAAGCAGAAAAGAAAGGCAAGAAAAAATGAATATTAAAGATTTAAAAATGGACTTTATTTTAACTGCTGGCGATATTGAACTAGTGCTAGCAGGTTTACGCAAGTTGCCAATGGAACTGGTTCAAGAGTTGCATGCGCAAATAATTGCTGAGGCAAATCAAAAGGTTGCAGATCATTTAGCCGCTAACGCACCTGCGCCTGAAACAGAAGCTCCTGCCCAGTGAAGATAGAACAACGCTCCGTTGAGTCTTTAATTCCCTACATCAATAACAGCCGCAAACATTCGGAAGAACAAGTTGCTCAAATTGCAGCTAGCATCAGGGAGTTTGGTTGGACTAATCCCATTTTGGTTGATGGGTCTAATGGTCTTATTGCTGGTCATGGCAGGTTGCTTGCTGCTCGCAAGTTGTCTATGGATAAAGTTCCTGTTATTGAACTCGCTTATCTATCTGAAACTCAAAAAAAGGCTCTTATCATTGCTGACAATAAGTTAGCATTAAATAGCGATTGGGATACTGAATTATTAACGGTAGAGCTGCAAGACCTACTTGGCGAAGAATACGACCTAAATTTGCTAGGTTTCAATGATGAAGAGCTAGACGCTTTATTAAACATCACCGAGGAAACAGAAGGGCTAACCGATGAAGACGCTATTCCTGATGCTCCGCTTACACCTAAGTCAAAATTGGGCGATATATTTAGTCTTGGCAACCATCGTCTTATGTGCGGTGATTCGACTTCTATTGAAAGTGTAGAAAAACTGACCAACGGCTTAGTTGATATTCTTGTCACAGATCCGCCATATAACGTAGCGTATGAAGGTAAAACAAAGGACGCTTTAACCATTCAAAACGACTCTATGGGCGATGAGCAATTCCGTCAATTCCTAAGAGACTGCTTTGTAGCGGCAGACGCTGTAATGAAACCAGGCGCAGTATTTTATATTTGGCATGCTGACTCGGAAGGGTATAACTTTAGAGGAGCGTGTAAAGACGCTGGCTGGAAAGTGCGCCAATGCCTTATATGGCAAAAAGACGTAATGGTTATGGGCCGCCAAGATTACCACTGGAAGCATGAGCCTTGTTTATATGGCTGGAAAGACGGCGCAGGGCATCTATGGGCATCAGACCGCAAGCAAACCACCCTTATAGAGTGTAAGCGCCCTAAACGAAACGATATTCACCCTACTATGAAACCAGTAGAACTTATGGAGTATCAGATACTGAACAACACCAAAGGCCAGGATATGGTGTTAGACTTATTTGGTGGCTCAGGTTCGACTATGATTGCTGCTGAAAAAACAGGCAGAAAGTCTTGTTTGATGGAATTAGATCCCAAATATTGTGACGTTATTATTAAACGCTGGCAGGACTTCACTGGGAAGCAAGCAATCCATATAGAATCAGGGCTGGAGTTCAATAAGCTAACTTGATGATTCCGTTAATAAAAATGCCACAAGAACCACACGAACCTTCCGAGAAAACTAGAGCGCAAGTAGAGGCATCTGCTGGCTTAGGTTTGCCACATGACCAAATAGGCGCTTTGATTGGTATTAGCGATAAAACACTGCGTAAATACTATTCAACTGAGTTAGCCGTAGGAAAGGCCAAAGCAAGCGCTAAAATAGCCCAAACGCTGTTTAACAAGGCCGTAAAGGGGGACACTACCGCTTCTATTTGGTGGACCAAGGCTCAAATGGGGTGGGGCGAAACGAATACTACTAAGCTGGCCAACGCAGACGGATCAAATATTACTGGCATCGAGATTACTTTTGTAGAGCCTGATGGAACTCGAACAGCAGATTAACGAGGCAATAGCTAAGGCGCAGTTCCCTAAAAAGCTAGAGTGCTTATTCAAACCTAAACACAGCCGCTATCGCATACTTTACGGAGGGCGAGGCGGATCAAAGTCATGGAATATCGCCAGGGCTTTACTAATCAAAGGCTTGCGCACTCCTTTGCGTATTTTATGCGCACGTGAGTTCCAAACTTCTATCAAGGATTCTGTCCATAAATTACTTAGCGACCAGATCTTTAACCTGGGCTTAGACGCTTTCTATGAGATTACCCAAAACTCAATTAGGGGCATAAACGGCACAGAGTTTACCTTTGTAGGCATTAAAAACAACACTAACAACGTAAAAAGTATTGAAGGAATAGATATTGCGTGGGTGGAAGAGGCACAGAGCGTTAGCTCAAACTCCTGGGCTGTTTTAATACCGACCATTCGTAAAGAGAACAGCGAGATATGGGTATCCTTTAACCCTGAGCTAGAGACCGACGAGACTTATAAACGGTTTGTATTGAACCCCCCTGAAAATGCTGTGGTGCAAAAAATCAACTGGTCGGATAACCCTTGGTTTCCTGAGGTGCTAGAGTTAGAGCGCCAGGCCCTTAAAAATAGGGATATTTCCGCATATAACAACGTGTGGGAAGGTATTTGCCGAACCCAAATAGATGGCGCTGTATTCGGTAAAGAAATGGAAATGGCCGAGCTAGATGGCAGAATTACTAGAGTGCCTTACGATCCTATTAAACCTGTCCATGCTATTTTTGACCTTGGGTGGGCCGATTCAACGGCGATTTGGTTCGTTCAATTTATCGGCATGGAAATCAGGGTTATTCGATATATTGAAGACAACCAAAAGACTATCAACTGGTATCTTGCGCAGATGCAGACCTATGGCTATGTCTATGACACCTTATGGCTACCCCATGACGCTGCCGCTAAAAACTTAGGCACAGGCAAATCTATTGAAGAAATGGTGCGCTCTACAGGCTGGAAGGTGCAAATACTAGACAGAGTGCCTATTACCGATTCTATTAACGCAGCTAGAACAATATTTGCTAAATGCTATTTTGATAGGCAAAACTGCGAAGAAGGCTTACAATGCTTAAGACATTATCGCTATGACGTTGATCCTGAAACTGGCGCATTTAGTCAGAAGCCTGTTCATGACCAATATTCGCATGGCGCTGATGCATGGAGATATATTGGTTTGATGGTTAATGAGCCTAAAAAGCCTAAACCACAAAGACAAAACTATGCCCAGGTGGGCAGCTGGATGGGATAAATATGGCAGATTACGATAGCATCAACGACATGGAAAACGATTTAAGAATATCTGAAGCTAAAGAGTTCTTGCGGCTTTGTGGGGATGTAGACTCAAACAATCGTGCCGAGGCCCTAGATGACGTAAGATTTGCAGCAGGAGATCAATGGCCTGTAGACGTTCAAAACAGCCGAGTATTAGAGGCTCGCCCTTGCCTTACGATTAACAAGGTTGACGCTTATATTCGTCAAATCTGTAACCAACAGCGCCAGCAACGTCCAAGAATTAAAGTTCATGGCATGAATACCGAATCTGATGCCAAGCTGGCAGAGATTCTTACAGGTGTATGCCGCCATATTGAAACCCAATCAAACGCTGATAACGCTTACGACACAGCTTTTGAATACGCAGTAAAGATGGGTTGGGGTTACTTTAGGGTTTCTACCGACTACACCTCAGACGATAGCTTTGAGCAGGAAATTTATATTCGCCCTATCGATAACCCTTTCACTGTATATTTTGATCCTAATTCCCAGTTGCCTGACGGTTCTGATGCAGAGCGCTGCTTAATTACTACCGTATTAAGTAAACGAAACTTCAAGGTCCTTTACCCTTGGGCTGAGGTAGATCAAGGCTTTAGCAGCAGAGGCACTGGGGATACCAATAACGAATGGGTTATGAAAGAAGATATTCGCATTGCCGAGTATTTTTACACCGTAAAAGAGCCAGCCAAGCTATATTTGTTATCCGATGGCACAAGCCTTTATGAGCCTGAATACAAAAAGATGAAAGAAATGCTCGATGCCGCTGGTATTGAGGTGTTGGATAAACGAGACAGTTTTATTAAGAAAATCAAGTGGTGCAAGCTAACGGCTATGCAGATCTTGGAAGAGGGCGAGTGGGCTGGCAAATATATCCCTATTATTCCTGTTTATGGCCAGCAAGTCATCGTTGACGCAAAGCATAAGAAGTTTGGACTGGTGCGGTTTGCTAAAGATCCCCAGCGCATGTATAACTATTGGGCTACCAGCTTAACCGAGACCGTAGCATTAGCGCCTAAGGCTAAATGGATTCTTGCCGAAGGCCAAGACGAAGGCCATGAAAACGAGTGGGCTATGGCAAATATTAAGGCGATGCCTTATTTACGCTATAAGCAGACCGATACAGAAGGCCGTATGGCCCCTCCTCCTGTAAGACAAGCCCCTGAGCAACCACCTACAGGTGTTATGGCTGCCTTGGGCGGTATGAACGCAGATTTGCAGGCTGTTGTGGGCATTTATGATCCTAGCCAGCTTCCACAAGGCAACCAATCAGGCAAGGCTATCCAAGGTCAACAGCAGCAAGTTGACATGGTTAACTATCATTATTACGACAACCTGACTCGTTCTATTGCCTATTGTGGCCGTATTATTTTGGATTTGATCCCTAAAATTTACGATACAGAGCGTGTATTGCGTATTATTGGAGATGACGGCAAACCTGAGTTGGTAACCTTAAACCAGCGCACCGTTGACGAGCAAGGTGTAGAAAAGATCCTAAACGATGTATCCGTTGGCAAATATGACGTTGTTATGGATACTGGCCCTGGCTATTCATCGAAGCGCCAAGAGGCTGTGGAGGCTATGACAAGCCTATTTGCTGCCGATCCTAACCTAGTGCAAGTGGCTGGTGACCTTTTTGTCCGTAATATGGACTTCCCAGGCGCTGAAATTATTGCTGACCGCCTAGCCGCTATGAACCCAATGGCTCAAATTGACGATAAATCGCCTATTCCGCCTCAAGTTCAAATGCAACTTAAACTTAATCAGAAGCAGTTGCAAGATGCGCAACAGGCTATTCAGCAGTTACAGCTTGATATCAAACATGGCGCTACCATTAAACAAATGCAAGAAGAAGCTGAAACCAAGCGTGAGCTTATGCGTCAAACAACTAAGGCACATGATGTTGAAATGCGTGACGCTACAAAGCAAGCCGATACCGTTTATGACAACCAAACCAAGATTGAAATTGAGCAACTTAAGGCTCAAGTTGCTATTTTACTTGCTAAAATGGACCATCAACAGGCACATTTAGCTAATCAAGAGACTACAGAAAGGGCCATTTAAATGAGTAAAGCTGAAGAAAAATATAAATATGCTTTAAATAAGGACAAATATGATCCTGAAGTAACACAAGCTGTTGGCAAAAAAATGCTTTCTCATGCAGATGCCAATAAAGTTAATAAAATTCAAGAAATGATGCGTAAAGAAAAAGAAGCAAGACGAACCGTTGTTACATCAGAAAATCGTGAAGAGTTTATGAAAAACAAATTGGGCGCTGAAAAAGTGCCTGATTTTGGAAACGGTCCTCATCATTTTCACACTTCAGTCATGCATAAAGAAAGAGAACATTTTTCTACTGGAAAAGTAGCCAAACATCCTGAAGGTTATCATGAGGCTGAATACGATCACAAAGGAAGCAGAGTATGGGCGCAACCTGGCGGCAAAAACATTAGAGAAGAATAAAGTTGTTTATATAAAAATTTTGTGTTAAAAAGTAACAATCTACCAATGGATTCATTGGGTTAATTCTTGGAGTTATCCATGTCAGAAGTGCAAGAGCGGTTGGCATCAAATGTAGTAACTAGTGAAAATTTAGTCGATTGGACCATGAATCGCTTAGGTTTAGCTACCGATGAAGCGCCAGTTGTGGCTGAAACAGTTGAGGAAACTCCTGAATCAGAGCCGATTGTTGAGGCTGAAGGTGAGAGTGAACCAGCATCAGAACCTGAGACAAAAGCAACAGATGAACGGAAACAAAATCCTAAACTCGAGAAGAGATTCTCTGAGCTTACTAAGGCTAGAAAAGAGGCAGAAGATAAAGCTGCCAAAGCTCAAGCTGAAAAAGAAGCGTTAGAGGAGCGTTTGCGGCAATTTGAAACAGTATCGGCACAACCTAAAAACGTCGATCCTATTGGAGAAGAGCCAAGAGCGGAACAGTTTACCGATAGCATTGAGTATGCAAAAGCACTCGCAATGTGGTCAGCTGAAAAGGCTTTATATGAGCGTGATTTGCAGGAAGCAGAGCGAAAAGCAGTGGAAGAACAGGCTAAGATTGCAAAGTCTTGGTCTGAGAAGCTGGAAAAAGCAAAGCCAAACCTGCCTGATTTTGATGATTTAGTAGCTTCAAGTTCTGTTCAAGTGCCAAACGAGATCAGAGATGCAATCTTGGAGTCTGATGTAGGCCCTCAAATCCTATACGAACTAGCATCAAACACAGAATATGCTCAAAAGGTGGCAGGAATGCCGCTTATTAAAGCCTTACGAGAGATTGGGAAATTGGAGGCTCGGTTTGAGACGCAGGAAACTGCGCCTGAACCAGCGAAGAAGCCTGTTGCTGTGCAGTCAAAAGCGCCTGCTCCGATTAGCCCTATTAAAGGAACTGGAAGCGCCGAGGTAATAACTACTGATACAGACAAGTTAACCTATGCGCAATACAAGGAACTTAGAAAAGCTAGACGGATTAGGTAAAACCTAATTTCTATTTAAGGAAAATGAGATGAGTAATAATTTATTAACTATCTCGAAGATCACAAACGAAGCTTTGATGGTCCTCGAAAACGAACTGACATTTACGTCAGAAGTAGATCGTAATTATGACGATCAATTCGCTGTTGTTGGTGCAAAAATTGGTAATACGGTGAATGTAAGACGTCCTGGACGCTTCATAGGAACTACTGGGCCAGCTCTTAACGTTGAAGACTTCAATGAGACTTCTGTTCCTGTAACTTTGTCGACACAATTCCATGTGGACACACAATTTACAACTCAAGATTTAGCATTGAGCCTCGATATGTTTTCAGATCGAGTTTTGAAACCTGCGGTAGCTGCGATTGCAAATAAAATCGATAGAGACGGTTTGGTAATGGCTAAGAACGCAACCTACAACACTGTAGGCGTCGCTGGCACACCTCCAACTGGCTTGATCACTTATTTGTCAGCCGCTGCATACCTCGACTCCGAAGGCGCTCCACGTGATGGCCGTCGTGCTTGTATCGTTGATCCTTTCACTTCAGCAACTATTGTTGACAGCTTGAAAGGCCTCTTTGTTCCACAAGAAGCAATTGGCGAGCAGTATCGTAAAGGCTTGATGGGTCGTGATTCCGCTGGCATGAACTGGAAACTTGATCAAAACGTTGTAGCACAAACTTACGGTAACTTCAGTTCAACGACTGTTACTGGTTCTGTAAACGTTACAACTGCGACTGGTTTCTTGACCTCTGGTTGGGCTTCTAACAGCACCATCACTTTGACTGCTGCTAACACTGGCACAATCAACTTGAACCAAGGCGATACATTCACCATCGCTGGTGTATATGCAGTTAACCCACAGAA